CGCCAGATGCCTGCTGATAGGAAAGGATCATCTCCGGCATAATGAATGACGGATTTACGATTTGGTACGAAGGTGTAATAGCTGGCATGTCTTAGCCTCTCCTCGGTTACAGCAGAATAACGGCGACGTTGCCGTTGTCGTTCCAGGTGGCAAAGCCGGTCGTAGCGTCAAAAGACACCGTTTTGCTATTCCCTGTCTGCGTTTCGATAATCTTTGCAGGAAGCGCCACGGCGGATTGCGCCGTGATGCCTACAGCGCCTTGCGTGCTCGCAGCGCCAGCAGGTACTGAAGCCGGCTTATATGTGAAGGTGGTTCCCGACGGCACGCTCAGAACCTGAACCGTTCCGTTGTATGCAGCTGGTACCGCCGCGGTGATTGTCACATAAGCACCAACGGCCAAACCATGTGCACTGGCGGTTGTTGCCGTGGCATAGCCATCAGCAGCCGCTGTGGCAGCGGTATAGGCGATTGCGGTAGTATCTACGCTGGCCGCAATCGTGCTGAAAACATCCAGGCTATCCGTGGCGAAATTCCACACCAACGGCTGGTTTACTGAAATCCCGGTACCAGCCAGGGCAATAACCGCTTCAGATGCTTTCACAGGTACGCGCGCGCCAGAACCAAAGCGATAAAACGACACGCTCATGTTGCTCAGGAACAAAGGAACCGGTGACTGCGGTGTCACGAGGCCGTTGTGCGCCTGGTTAAACACAGAGAAACCGACCAGCTCAGAAAGAGTCGTAGCGCGCTTAATGTTGGCGCCGCGCGCAGACGGATTGGAACCGGTAAGCAACTCATTGACGGCTACGCCGCCCCACATTGGTTTGATTTCACTGTTAGATAGCGCACCAAACGCCAGCGCGTAGCGCGCGGCAGGATCATCGATGGCGACGCCCTGAATAAAGCCTTCGGACTTAATGTTAAAAGTGCCTTTGGCGTTAGTGGTCTGCATTGGGTTTACAGTCAATACTGACATGTTTTATCTCCGATTAAGCTTTAGCGAACTGCGCATTTACACGGCGAGCCTTAAACGGCGCCCAGCAGTTTTCTGCGTCCCCGATGAAGGTACTAATTTTGCGACCGGTGGCATCTTGGCGGACGACTTCACGCAGACCCGAACCAGGTTCCATGCTGGAAGATGCAGACTGCTGAGCGTCGGCGTAAATCTGTTTCTCTGCGATGGAAAGCATCTGGCTGTCAGAAATTGACGACAGGTCAACGGCTTTATAGTCGGTGGAGTGCTGCTGAAGTTTGGTCAGGATGCGGCGGCGATATGCCAGAGGTTTCTCACCAGCAACGGCCATCGGAGCGCGCTCACCGAAAGATGCAAATACGCTGTCAGCCTTACACTGCGTATCAGCAATCTGGTTACGATCTTCATCGCTCAGCTCTTCCGGTACACGACCTTTGATTTCTTCCATATCAGCGCGGATTTTTGCCATTTCTGCATCAGCCTTTTCCTTTTCTTCGGCATCAGCTTTTTCTTTGGCCTCTTTCTCTTCAGCGTCCTTTTTCGCTTTCGCTTCCTCGGCCTCTTTACCTTCGGCATCAGATTTTTCTTTCTTGGCCGCTTCTTCGGCATCAGCTTTTGCCTTGGCTTCCGCCTCCGCATCAGCCTTCGCTAAGCGAGCGTCCATACATTTATTGAAAAGCTCTACAAATTTATCTTCATCCATTTTATGGACCTCGTTTAAAAGTGTGTCAGATTTAACGCCCGTCGGATCCCCCAGCTTGTCCCATACCCCCTGCTCACAAATAGCCAGGTGATCGAGAAGAACCGGGGCGCCCTCAAGGAGTAACGGCTCCCCGTCGACTTGGATCAGAAAATCGTTGTCGCCGGATAGGGTTACTGTGGGTGATGTGCTGAGTTGCTTAGAAATCAGGTTTTCGGCGGCTTCGGTGTCATAAATACGGGCAACGCCCCACACCTCGTCACCAGCCACCCAGGCAAGGCAAATGGTCCCGATTGTCCTTGCTGCGTATTCTTCGCTGTTCAGCGTCGCCCCTTCCGGGTGCCACCAGATAACTGGCAAGCCATTACACCGAGCGAGAAAATTCTCGTTCAGGTAGTTTTCAGGGGAGCGGTACGCAAACTGTTTGTCCGCCGAACGCCACGTAATACCGGTACCGGTGATCCGTAATGCCCAGAGGTACATGTTTTTGAAAAATTGAGGGGATGAAAGCTGACCGTCGGATACAAGCTTCGCGACATCCATTTCGTTCAACGGTTCAGCATCAAGCATGGCGGTTAAGCCGGGGTGCAATGGCTCAGGAAGCGCATCACGTGAGAACCAGCCACAGGCAATATTCTCGTCATTGAGTACTGCATCAAATGTCGGTGCATTATCAACGGAATATGTAACGTAACCTTCGATAATGCTGTAAGGCGTCAGTGGGTTAGCGTAATCAAACCCGCACTCCTCTGACACCTCCCTCCGCGCAGCGCTCTCCGGAGTTTCGCCGGGTTCAATCTTCCCGCCAGGAACTGCCCATGTGCCATCATCCCCACGCTTGACCAGAAATATATTTCCTGAGGATTTAAATAAAATCCCGGCTGCGTAGGTTTCCACCTAACCCCCTTTTTTATGCTGCGAGAAGAAACGCCTCGCCTTTTTTCGTCAGCATGTCTTTCGGCAAGCTGCGCAGGTTGTAGACGTAAGTCAGGTAACAACGACAAAAAACTTCTTCCGCCGGTTGCGTTATCTCATCCAAAAAACCGTTATCACCCGCTCTCATTAGCCCTTTTTTCATCGCCCAGTTGCCGCGAATAGCGTACGCCAGCAGATCACGATGTTTGTGAGGCTCACGATAGTCATAATTGGGTTGTCGCCAGTGGCTATGCCATATCGCCGCCAGCGCACCGCCTTCTGTGGCGATGATGTTGTCGATGTTGGCAAATAGTTTGTGGGACTGATCAATCATCACCCGCCGCTCTTCGAAATCGATTTGCAAAGCCGATTTCGCAATATCTTGGCTGGTATTCACGACACCGGAGCGCGATGAAGCAGATAAGCCGGGGCTGATTGAGGTGATAGGCGGAATGCTTGTCGCCCATCCGCTGAATCGCTGAATCGCTGAAGAGTTTTGTCCACTGCCTGCGCCCGATTCAGTTTTATCAGGTCAGTAGCGGCCATGATTCGGCGATCCAGTTCAGAGCGAAGTTTGGGTTCGACGTAGTTCAGGGTGAATCGACTGACGCCAGGATGACGTTTCAGCGCTTTTTCCCGGTTCACCTCCATATCATAAGCGGCAGTGAACCGGCGGGAAACTTGCGTGTAATAGTCATTGCCATTAACTTTTTCGTCTGTGGCATTGCGCAACCTTTCCATCCAGGTGATTAACTGATCCTCGCTGCTGTAACCCCGCTCTAAAAAATCCTTTATTGCGTCACGCAGCTCTTTCACGAAAGAGTTCATTTTCTCCCCCTGGCTGAGGTGGTGGCGATTGCGGCGGGTTTCTCAGTAGCAGGTCATAATCGAGCTCAAGGCGATCCGCAAACAGGTGCTCGTTCATATTGGCGTTTTCGCATGCCCACTTAATGAGTGTCGCCCTGTTATCAGGATCATCAGTCAATTGGGGTAATAGAGCGTCCAACATCTCGGTGATCGCCTTAAACCGCGTCTCATCCACTTTCACCTTCTCGCTTTCCGGCTCTTTGAGCGCGGAAGGCCAGGTGTATTCAAAGTTGTTAATCCATGAAGTGAACGCCGTGGAGTATGAAATTTTTTTATACTCAGGCATATCAGCCTCAAGAGTTTTAAAAAACTCCGGTGACCATGCCCGGTACTGGACAATCCTCACGAAGAAATCGTAAAGCGGCTGCAAATCCTTGCGCACGTCGTCGATATACTGCGCAACGGCCTTCGCATCCTCGGTACCTTCTCCGAAACCGCGCGTAAATGTCTCGCTGTTCAGTAGAATCGCCGGCATGTCGGCAGCAGTAGCGATGTTTGCCAAGATATGGTTTCTAGCAGTGTCCAAAGGCTTTTCGAGGTTCTGCAAATCCAGTGACTCGATGCGGTCTGAGGCTCCCACTTGCAGCACATCACCGTTCGCACCTCTCTTCAGCATTGCGCGCTTAATTCCGGACATGGCCTGCATGGCTTTGGTAACAACAGATCCCGCTTGCTGAATAAACGCAACCAGCAATCCGGCCTTTATGGTTACCATGTCGTCGGCGCGCATGGATTGAATAAAGGACTTCAACGGATAAAGTGCGCGCTGGTAAACACTGCGGCCAGAGAAGCCGAACGCTGAAGAGGTGTAAGCCAGGTAAATTGGCTCTTCATTCATCATCGCGCAGCACCGACTTTGGTGATACGCCTTACCGGCGGCGCTGACACTGGCGACTTTCTGAAAATCGGGGCTGTTTGGGTCCTGATCAAGAACTATGGATCCGGCCGTGTTCATCGGGTCAAGGACGTTGAACGTAACAGCCTGTTTGTGGAGCTTGGCAAAATCCACAGCGGTGTTTGATTCCTGCCCATTGATGAGCATCACTACCGCGCCCACGCCATAAATTCGAGACTGGCGGGCAACGTTGGCGATAATCTTATCGGCTTTGATGGCTTTCCATTCAGCCTCAAATGCTTCGCGCAGACGCTTTTCCGGCCCGCGTGTCACATGCACCATTCGCGGTTCGCCCATAGCCAATTTAATTGGCCGGTCTACCATTTTCCCGCCCAGCGGGTGATAGAGATAAATCAGCTTGCAGGTTTCATATCCGGCCTGAGCACCGGGCTCAATACCTTCGCTTTCCAGAACCTGAGAAAGTAAACCTACGTTACTGCCAATATTGACTTCGTTATCGTCTGACATCAGAGATCCTTGTTACTCATGGCGCCACCATCACGCTACAGGGCATCACCATTGCCGAACGCAAGGATTAAGCCGTACATGTAGCAGTCAAGAAGGTCATCAGCCCGTTTGTGAGCGTTTTTATCGGCGAGGTGAAAGCGGGAAATCTGCTTTAACAAGTGGTTGGCAACAGCGCCTTTAAACGGCAGCGTTTTTTCGTATGCGTAGCGCGACATTTTCGCCAGCCCCCGATAGTGGTATCCGGAAGACATAACTCCGCGTTCGTCCTTACCCTTGCTGGTCAATTTTGATTCGATTGCCTGCACCGGCCACCCAGAGCTGGTGCCCTTTTGCAGTAAGATGCTGCCCATCGATGCATCCTCGATAAACGCGCCCACCGCGCCATTAATTGCCCGGCATTCGGCGCTGAGTTCTTCCAGCCGGTTAAATACCGATGGCATATATTCTTCCAACAGCGCTCCGTCGATTTGCACGACATCCCAGTCAAGGATCGTCAGTTTCTGAGTACCCATGCTTTCGAGAGCGAAATACACGACTGCGGTACCGTCATGCTCAGTGCCGCCTTTTACCGCGGTATCCATAACAGCGAATACGGCGGAGCAGTGCGGCGGGTAATCGACGGGGAGACTTTCAACAAGCAGCTTTTCAATATCGAATAGGGCATCAGTAGACCAATCAACAAACTCAGCAAGAAACTCCTGGCGGAACACGCGGGGTTCGCACAGCCGCCTTTCATTCTCCAGTTCCTCGGGAGGAACAAACGGGTTGGATGAAGTGGGTGCGTGATGCTCGAAAAAACCAAGAGACTTATCGTTGCAGATTGCCCAGAAGAAATTATCCTCATCCACACCATCTGGCGTGGAGAACACCATCGCGCGGCCTCTGGTTGTCAGGAGCGTTGGCTTGATGGATTTGGGCCATATCTCGCGGAGCATTTCAGGCGATTTAGTGAAAGCAGCCTCATCGATGAGCACCAATTCATATTCGCGGCCACGTCCGGCGAGTTTATTGTCATTGGTTACCCAGAAGTCAATTTTGCCGCCATTCCTGAGGAGTATTCGTTTCTCCGAACGACTTTGCGTTTTGATTAATGGGCCAAGATATTCAACCAACTTGTCGAAAATTTCCTGATATTGGCGATACTCTGCGGTGAAGATCCCCACACGCGCGCCTGCCATCAAATCAAGACCAGGCCGTTTAAAGTTTGCGGTGGAATACGTCACGGCCGCATTCACCAACATTGCCGTTTTACCCCACCGTCGACCGCAGCGAACGGCGTTATTTCGGTGCTGCAACCCGGTCATCCATACGCGGGCTTGCCCCTCATGAAGGGGCTGAAGGTAAATGTCCAAAATCAGCCCCTTTTTAACATAATGACCATTAACCGCCTCTCGCCGAAAGCACTCATCCAGCGGACCGGGTCAACGGCGTATTAAGGGGACTTTTCTGCATGGGAATGGCGAAAACTTGATGCATAAACAGTGCATAAATCAGGTCTGTTTTTGCATAACGTTTTTTCGGTTCGAAATGGCTATTTTTGACAGTTTTCTACTGACCAGGCAGCGGTAATGCGTTATGGACAATGACCTGCTGATCGCCGCCTTCACCTTTCAGTTTTTCAGTCTCAGCAACCACCTTGTCAGCGGCAACTATTCGATAATCGATATCAGCAGCGATTTTAGGCAGCAGCGCTTTGTTCATGCTGATCATGTCGAGCGTCCGGCAGATTGATTCTATCCGGACAGTGTTCCGCATCATCGCCGTTTCAGCCGCGCGGCCTTTTTCAATCAGCCCTTTAATCTGGTCAGGTTCAGCATCCTCTAACTGCGTTTTCCAACGGCCAATGTTTTCTGAGGCAATCAGATTCGCAGCGCGCAGGCGAAAAAGTTCATCGCTCAGCGTGAGTGCTTTCGCATCCTCAATCACCTCATCGCTCAGCAGTAGCCTTCTGGCGTAGCCTCCATGTTTTAGCGCCGCTGTGTTCTGTTCCTGAAATGCGTTAACTGGCGGTGCGTTTCGGGACCCGCGAATCCGTTTCGTATTTTCGGTGGGCGGAGTCTCGTCAGCAGATTCTTCACGCGGCTCAAATTTTTTCCCAGATGCAGCGCGTTTCTTTTCGCTTTTCGCAATTCGCAAATTCGCAGTTTTTTTTTCTGTCTTCTGCGAATTCGCGTTTCTTTTCGCAATCGTGATATAGCGCTTTGCTGTGTTGTAGTTCAGCCCCTGCGCTTTACACCATTCTTCGGGGGAAATTCCCGTTGCGGCATGTTCGGACAGGAACAGTTGCTGAAGTTCGCCCCAGTCCTTTCTTGCCATAACTCCTCCAATAAAAAAGCCATTAGTCAGCCAATGCACTGGGTGCGCGGTAGGTGCGAATTAATGACTTTGGTTATCGTGCATTATCGATGGCTCTCACTGAGAGCCACCTGTAATGCTACTTAAAGCAGGAATTTATTTTTTAGAGCAACCAGATCGGCTTCTGCGTCTTTACCCAGGACTTCAATACCCTGCTCGATGAATGCAACCACTTTGTCGAAATCAGCTTTCAGGGCTTCCAGTGGGGATAGTGCGACTTCAACCTCTTGCCCAGATTTCGCCGCATCCTGAACGGCTGTTGATTGCGAAGCTGTACCCGTGCCAGTTAATGGCTCACTATCCACAGTCGTGTTTTTTTGCGGCCCCCCCCCCAAAAAAAAAATAATAAAATGCCG